GCTTCTTTTTTCGAAATCCTTGCCCTTGCTTTAATTTGATTTTCAATAAAATGTCTTGAGCGAGCATATTCTTTTACCTTTCTTTCAATCTCTTTAAATTTCATCATGTCTTTTCTTTTTAAAGCATCAATTAAAGCAACCCTCATTCTTTCTAAAAACGGGTCTTTCATTTGCTCATATACTGCCTCCAGTATCGCTTTTCTATGAATTTTTCCCTCTGTTGTTTTTGCTTTTGAAACCCCCTCCTCAAGAGAGGCTAAATCTAAATCTCTAGTTGTTTTTCTCATAAGAATTTGCTTCTGGAGGGTAGAAAACTACCCTCCAACTGGCAAAATCTTATGCTGATGCGGCTGTTTTAACGTTTATAACCCACTCAGAAATCAAAACCTTAGCAACGTAAGAACCAGCCCAGGAGATAACCGAGTATCTATCAGCTGCGTTTGAGGTGTCGTGCTCGTTTGGGGTTTTGATGTAAAGCTTTGGCACGTCTCCAGCCAAATTATATTTAGCAAAAGCAAAAGCACCGTGGATAAAGTTGGAGTAAACAACCACGGTTGAGCTCTCAGATTTCTGGTTAGTTACGTTTACAAATCTTACCCCATGCAAAGCACCCACCTCTCCTCTGTAAAGTTTTTTTACATCGGAGTATGTTGCAGCATTTACCCAAGTTGTATCGCCTGTTAAATCAAACTCGGTGGCTGGCCCAATTTTACCAATGAAGAATCCATCTGGGTACTTTATAGCTTTGTTTATTTTAAGGGTTCTAACAGCTTTTTTTACTTCATTAACTGTTAAGATATCAGAAGCGGTAATATTAGACAAACTGGTTTTGCCGCCAGCCAACTGCACGGTTGCTCCAGTAAATAAAGCCTCCCTATCTAAAGTATCAATGGTTTCACCCATATTCTGCCCAAGAAGTTCAATCTTTTCAACTGCGTCCTCATCAACAGAGGTTAATTTCAAAAGTTTACTGATTTTTATAGAGCTTCCATACTCTTGTAAAGTAGCAGTCACTTGCGTTGAGCTAATGTTAACCTCTGCTGGGTTGTTTCCTTCAGTAAGCGGTGTCGTTGCTGGTGGTAAAGGAGCGTATCTGTTCCACTGAATCGTTTTACCCTTCCCTTTTGGGTGGGTGTTTTTCTGAGCTCCCTCACCATGTATTAGTTCGTATTTAGCTCTTTCTAAAAATTTGCTTTCATAATACGTCATTACCTCTCCAGGTAGCGTTGAGGTTGTCTGAACTGCCATATTATTTTTTCACCCCCTTTCCTTGAAACTTTTAACTTTTAATTAGCTTTTTTTCAAGGATGGATGCCACTTTGCCAGGATTTTCCCAAAGATTTTTTCTCAATTCCTCTATGGGAACCTCCTGCTCTTGTGGTTGCAGCGAGGGTGAAACTGCCGAACTGCTAATTTGGTCAGTTAATCTTTGTGCCACCTGGCCCGATAACTTTTGTTTTAATCTTTCAAACTTTTGCTTTACCAACTCATACGCTTCTTTTGGTCTAACTGCTCCAATAAAGACTTTTTGTCCATGTAGACCTAAAATAAAGCTGTTTTTTTCGTATAACTCTTTTACTTCATTGGCAAAATCCTCATCTTCCATCATTGGAAGTTTTTTTACTTCTTCCAACTCGTCAAGATGAGACTGCATTGCTTGAACATACTCTTGCCTCTTTTGCCTCATTTCCAACTCCTTCCTTACCTCGCTTTTAATCTGCTCCCGCAAAGTTTGTTCTCTTAAAGCAATTCTTTGCTCAAGCTCATCAGGTGATATCTCTGTCTCACCTGGTTGTAAAATCGGTGGCACTTGCGGATTTTCTTCTTGCAAAAACTCTGGTGGAATTTCCGCTCTTTGGACTAACTCGCTTTCTTTTCTTTTTTGATTTAAAACCTCCAAAAGACTTTCAATCCCTTGCTTTTTCTTTTCTAATCCCTCCACTCTTTTGTCCAGTCTTGATTTCTTTGGTTCGGCTTCTTCACCCTCTTTTTGTAAAGGTTCTTGTAATGTTTCTTCTTTTTTCGATTGTGTTTCGGTTTCAACTTGAGGTTGTTTTGTTTCCTCTGGCGAGGAGGTGGTGGCAACCTCTTCCACCTTTTTTTCTTCGTCTGCCATATGTTTTAAGTTTTAATTTTTAACTGACCATTTAAGGATTGGTCGGCCGCTCCCTTGTTCTTTAAAAGAACAAGAAAGAAGCCTCTATTTTTTAAAGACCTCTTTTTTGTTCTTTAAAATCGGATTTCCTTCTTCATCAACCCCCACTAACACTTTATTTATCCCAACATAAAAGCCGTGTCTAAATTTACAAGCTTTTACACTCAAGCCATATTCCTTTTTGAACCCACCGATGTTTTAAAAGTGCCTGTTTTTTAGCCTCCGCTCTTATCTCATCTAAATCAAACTCTTTAATCGTTTCCCAAATTTCCAATTTGTTTTCCTGCTTTTTTGGCTTCATTTATTGTTTCTGGTAAATTTATCATTTGTCTTAGTTGATAAATAGCAAATGAGATTATTAAATACTTCATTCCAATCCTGTCTGGCGTATCATTAATATCAACCAAAGATGTTTTGCTTTCTGGGTCAACCAAATTTTTCAAAAACTCTATTCTTTTTTCAACCAACTCTTTAAACTTCTCAAAACTTTTATTACCAAGCAAATTTAATACTTCCTCATCTTCTTTTTCCGCTTTTTTAACCACTTCCTCATAACTTGCGTCTTTTACCTTATTAATAAAATCAGCAACCGTCCAAGTTGCCACCGGTGGTACTGCCTGTTGCCCTTTTAGCATATCTATCTTGCAATAACTTCATAAAACAATCTTTTTTGGTCTTCTGGTAAATTAGCAACTAAAGGATTTTCTTCAAAAGGTTGCGAAGTTGTTTCTTGTGGTTGCGAAAGTATTTCTTTTGGTACTTCTTTTATAATTTTATCATATCCTTCAATTCCTGCTGTTTGAATCAATCTTTTTACAAACTCGGCAAAATCAATCTCAACTGAGCCATACCTGGCCTTCCCCTGTTGGGCTACTTGCTCTAAAAAGCCAGGTAGTTTTAGGAAAAATCCTAAAATAGAAGTTAGGTTTTGATTTTCAACCACCTCATCCTGTTTCATTGTCGATGATGCGTCGATAAAGAATTTAACTGATAAGTTTTTAATATCTTTGTTTTTAATCCTAATTTTTCCACCTTCTTTGCTTTCATACAACTCTAAAATATCAGGATAATTTTCTTTTATCATCTTAAACTCATCGCCAAAAATATCAAACTCAATATCAGCCTCTTGTTTGTGGGTCAAAAGGTCTAAAAACCTATCGTAAATCTCAGTAATTGCTTGCTCAAGCATCTTTCTATCAAATGAAGTGTTTAAGGATATAAACATCTGTTGCATTCGCAAAGCCTCTGGTGTTTTTCCCTGTGCTGGTTCGATTGAGGAAGAAATAGTTGTGTCAGTTGTACCAAGTGAAGAAAGTAAACCCCCTTTTAAAACACCATATAAAGCATTAAATGTCTGAAGTGGTGCTGGTGAAAATTGTTCTTGGGTGATGGCGTTGGGGTTGGGATTTTTCAAAACCCAAACCGCCCCAGGTGATAAAGAAAAAGATGGCATATGAACATCTGCTGGGTAAATTTTAGTTGGAGGATAAAGATGTTTTTTTAAGGCATCCAACGATAGGTTAATAGTTGAGTTTAGTGCTTTTTGCTGGCTGATGTTTCTGTCATATTCCGAAATTCCAAAATAACTATCAAGAGTGGGATAACACACCTTTGAGACAATTGGTAGTTTTCCATTTTGATGAGGATTTTCAATGTCTCTCAATATAACTTTTGCTTGTCTTGAAAAAGTAATCCAGCGTTTTGGAGTGTATAAAGTTATAAGTTCGTATTGGTCTTTGTATAAATCACTGTCTTCTCTTTCTTTTAATGTTGACGTTTCTCTCTCATCTGTTTTATTCTTTTTTCCTTCTTCAAGGACTTTATCAATGTTTTTCCAAAATTTTAATCCTTTTCTTCTTTTTAAAAAATCTTCTGAGACGTAAGAGATAACAAAATAACGAGACATATCGTTGACTGAGATAACGCCAGGTTCAGGCATCCCTAACTTTGGTGGAATTAAGAAAAAGTCTGGTCCCGTGTATCCTTCTTTTACCACCCAGTCAACTAAAACATCTATTTTCCCATAAATTAGCGATAAAAACTCCATCAACCAAAATTTTGTGTAAATATCAGCCTGTGAGTTGGCATTGGGAATAATATAGTGGTCTAAAATTAAGTTTAAAAAAATTCCTTTTCCTTTATCCTCTTTTGACAAAACCCTAACCACACCAGTTGGCATCTTTGCCATCACTTGATTGGCTCGTCTTATTAAAGCCGTCATTAAAGTTTGGTCTAACACTTGTGATTTTAAAATTTCTTTACCACTATCGACTATTTCATTTTTCAAAAACCTTTCTTTTTCATCAAATGAAGAAAATATTTTGGAGTAAGCCTGTCTGTCGATTTCAAATTGTTTTATGAGTTTCTCGGTGTCCATATACAAAAAAAACCACGCTTTTAATTGTGCGTGGTGCAAGATGTAGTCCTAAGACTACATCCAACCTAATAAAAATGTATCAAAACATTTTTTACTTGTCAAGGGGAATATATTTTCTCATAAAAACTATCCCAGTAAATGCCTGTAATATAACCTCCTTTTAAGTCAACTAAAAAGTGAAGTTTGCAGTTTTGTTTGTTTTTTTTGGCTGTTGTTATTTTCTCTGCCAAGTCTTTTATTGCTCTTTGCTGGTCTTCTTCTGATTTTCCGTATGTAATTGTTTTCCATCCTTTAAACTCTGCTTTCTTTATGGATTTTCGATGGATATTGAGCTTTAAGTTGAATACTCCATACTCTACCCCATATGATATGGCTAATAAATCAAGGATAAACTTTTTTGTTTCAACTGGGGCGTTTTTTAAAATTTCAAAATTTTGTCGTCCATATTAATAAAATCCCTGCTCGTCAAATAACTTTTTATGTAAATCTTCCAACTGCTCAAAATATTCCTGTGCTTTCTTTTCTGAAACTGGTTCTTTGGCAAATAAAGAGACTTGATAGGAAATTGCCAACGCCATAACCAAATCATCCTTTGCTCCCTTATCCGCCTGCGCTTTCCAAAAGGAGGAGGTTTGAACAACAACAAATGAATACAACTCGTTTATAGTCTCTTTGTCATAAATTCTTATGACTTTTTTATCAATCGCCTGCTTTAAATCTTGAAGCATCTTTGGTCTTGTTGATGATGAGGTTGACCAGCCGTATTGAACTGCCTCTGGTGGATCTTCTCGTCCAAATGTGGGCATCTTGAATAGGTCATATTTATTAAATCTATTCATTGCCGCAAGCCTATCCATCTCAAAAGCACCACCGTTGTTTCTTTCATACGCCACCACCGGCTTTATTCCTGTCTTGTCATATATTTTTTCTAAAACTGGAACTAAAAGATTGGTAAATTCGGTTGTTATTATTGGTGAGTGATAAACTAAAGGAACATCTAACTTTGTTTTTGAAAGAAATTGGGCAGCAGTATAATCACCGCCACCGGCGGCAGTATCAACACCAACGACTATAAACTCACCCCGCTCTATCGGTCGGTATTGTTTAAACATAGATTAAATCATTTTTGATTGGCTCTTTAAAGTTTTCCAAATACCATTTTAGCGCTTGCTTGTCAAAATAGTTTTGTCCACTACTTATAAAACTGTCAATGTCTGTTTCTGGATATTCCTGGTTAAAAAACTCTTTTAATTCAAGTTTTTTTTGATTTAAAAAGTCTTGAGAATAAAAATCAGAGGCTTTATAAAACAAAGGGTTAAATGGTCGCTCCCCTCTTTTACACTCCTCCCAAAATGTTTTGAAAAAATTGAAGCCGTTTGCCGTTGTCTCGATAAATATTTTTCCATCTGGCACTACTGCCTGTAAAGCAGAGCGTAAGATTGCTTCTGGGTCTTGGTAGAAGG